AACTTGATGAAAGTATAGCATACGCTGAATACCTTAAAGAAGGAGTTCAACGAGGAATTAATTACGCTGAGTATATGGCTGAGCAGATCAACGAAGAATACGACAAAGCACTATTGGAAAAGAATGGTACTAAAGTTACAGCATTAACTGAATCTGTTCAATTTACAGAAAAAGCTGAAGAATATAAAAATTCATTGACTGAAAGTATTGATTCTTTAATTGCAAAGGCAGAAGCTAAGAACGTAAGTGAATTGGTGTTTTTAAACTTCTTAGGTGAAGGTAAGAAAAGAGAGTTTGAAGCACTAACGGAAGATGTTAAAGGTAGAGTAATCACTAAGATGAATGAATCTACGATTATGAGTTCTATTGATGCACATAACGTTTGGGAATCATGTTTCATGGTTGCAGAAAACAAACCAAGTGTTATTGATGATATGCCAGCGAAGTATCATGATAAATGGAATAAACTATCTGAAGCTAGAAAAACTCAAATTATCGCAGAATCTAATTTCTATCCTGTTGATACGTCATATCAAATTAATAACTTCTGGGCAACGCGCGATTTGAGAGATAAGCAAATGATAAGTGAAAAACTTAATGAAAATTCAACTGCAGTAGGTGGAGAGGTTAAAAACCAATATGCAATTTCTGCTGAACAAAGAGCTGATATTATTAGCAAAATGAAATTTAGCTTAAATCGTTAATAATTCTTAACTATTTATACTTAAAGTGGATCTTAATCGATCCACTTTTTTTATGCTTTAGAAAAAAGGTCAATAGACCATTGATATATAATTCATAATCACAACTGTTAAGAAGCAAAAGACAGTAGGTTAAGAAAATAGCGAAAAAAATAAAAATTAAAATGTACGCTAATCAACTTATAAACGAGGCCGAGGTACAAAGTATTTGGGGACCGATTATTGAGGAGTCAACTGGAATTACTTCAAAGTCTAAGCTAGCTTGGATGTCAAAGTATTGCCATTATCACAACCTTAATGAAAGTGTCTACAATACTGTTCACCTTAACCCGAACATGAATGTTCCTGGAATGGGAGCAACACAATTTCCTGGACAGCCAGGAACAATGAATCAGTTTACTGGCCAAACTCCCGGCTCAGGAGACAGACCTTTCTCACTACTTCCACTTGCTATGCAGGTTGCAGCACAGACAGTAGGACTTGATCTTGTACCAGTAGTACCAATGCAAGGACCTATGGGAGTTCTTACTTACTTGGACTTTGTATACGCTGGTGGATCTGTTATGGCAGCAGCTGGAGGATTAAATTCTAAAGCAGCACCATTAATGATCAAGGCACCATTAACACTTAACAGTGCACAGCCTGCTCTTGCAGCAGACCAAGTGTTTTACGCTCAGGCAGCTGACGGAACACAAGCATCATACAAGCTTACCTTTGTAGGTCTATCTCGTATTGATGGTTACCCAATCTTCAGAGTAGAAGGATGGACTGGAAGCGCATACGCACAAGGTGGTGAAAACGGATCGGAAGCAATCTACCAAGCAATTGTTGCTGGCGAAGATTTCTGGTTAGATGACCGATCACTTGTATCAGCCGGAACATGGGATGGTGGTGCAGAACTTGTAAAAGCTCTTGAAGATCATATTACTGGATTCTCTGGATCTGGATTTGAACTAAGTAGCCGTGGCGTTGGATCTGTAGCATCAATTGACCCTTATGAAAGAGGAGTTGGTGAATCTACACCAGATAACCTTATTGGTCTATCATTGTTCAACAAATCAGTATCTGCTAAGACTTACCAAGTTGCAGCCGCTGTTACACGTGAGCAAATCCAAGACCTTAAGCAATTTGGAATTGATGCAGTAGCTCAAGTTGAGGCAGTTCTTGTAAATGAACTTACTCAGGATATTAACAAACTGATTCTTGACAGAATCTTCAAACTAGGTTGTACTAACGCAGCTCAAATTGAAGCTGTTACTGGAACAGTTCTATCTGCAGCATTCAACACCGCAGTTGTTCCTGGAACAACAGCAATCACATTGGGCCAAGATAACACTGGAGCAGTAGTAACTGTTAATGCAGGAAACGTTACAGTTGGAGCAGGTGGTGAAACACAAGGAACATTGCAAAGAAGAATCCTTACAAAGGTTCTTGCTGCAACTAACCTTATTGGTACTCGTGGAAGACGTGGTCCAGCTGACTTCGCCGTAACTGGTGGAAAAATGGCAACTGCTATCCAAGATGTATCTGGGTTTGTACCTTACCCACTATCAAATACTATTAACCAAGCAGGTGGATCACTTTATCCAATTGGCGCAGTAAGTGGAGTTACTATCTATGTTGATCCAAACAGAGACTTCAATGATACACGTATCGCTGTTGGACGTAAAGGTGACGGAAATTCACCAGGATTGGTATTCATGCCGTATCTAATGGCTGAGTCTGTAGAGACTATCGCTGAAGGTACAATGGCACCGAAGATTGCGATTAAATCACGATTTGCATTGGTTGAAGCTGGGTTCCATCCTCAGACTATGTATTACACTATGGACTTTAAACTCACTAATGTAGACATTATCTAATCGTAGGATTAAATAATTATCTAAAGAGGGTTCCTATAATAGGAACCCTCTTTTTTTACTTTGTATCTTTGATATATACATTAAATCTTCAGAACCATGAATACTTCAGACTTCATTATTAAGTATAAAGAAAATCCTAAAGGTGCAATGACAAGTATGCGCTATGATACAGATTTACAAGAAAATGTATTTAAGCATACTGGTTTAGATAATGAGGAATATTCTTTAAACGAAGCAATTTATACTCTACTTAATCCAAAAGAACATACACTATGTACATGGTGCAATGAACATAAGCGTAAGTTCCATAAAATATCTAAGGGTTACGCATCTACTTGTACTAGCAAAGAATGTATTTCTAAATGGAGATCTGATCTTAATTCAAAGAGTTCTAAGCAAATTGATTGGGATGCTTCGCTTACACGTAGAGAAAACACATGCGAAGATAAGTACGGGGCTAAATCAAATTTATCGTCAGGTACTAAATCTAGACAGTTTGCCACAGATCGACTAATTGAACTATATGGTGTTGATAGTCCACTCAAAAACGAAAAACTTGCACAGCAGCGCAAAACGACATGTGTAGAACGACATGGTACAACTAATTTCATCCGGTCTGATAAAGCTATACAGACAATGCAAGATAAGTATGGTTATACTAATCCAATGCAATCTCCAGAAATACGAGCTAATATTGCAGAAGCAACAAAAAAGAAAAAGTTAGATGTACTTATAGATAAATGCAAAGATCATAATGTAGAAATACTCAACGTTAAAAATAATTACATCAAATTAAAGTGTAATACTTGTACTACTGTTACTACTAAAGTATTGCGAAATACTCTAAACATGTTATTACGTGCTAAGCAATCTCCATGTAGAACATGTAACCCAATAAATCGGTTTAGGAGCAAAGGTGAAAACGAAGTATATGAATTCATTAAAACTATATATGATGGTGAAGTACAAGCTAATAGAAAATATCTTGGATCTGAAATCGATGTAATTATACCAGATCATAAACTTTGTATTGAATATAACGGAGTCTATTGGCATAGTGAACTTAGAAAAGATAAACCATACCACAAATTAAAGAAAGCCTCAATAGAAGCCTTAGATTATGATCTGATACAGATCTGGGAAGATCATTGGAACGACCTAGCAAAACAAAAGATCATCAAATCTAAATTAATGCATAAGCTTGGAATGAGCGAAGTTAGAGTTGGTGCAAGAAAGTGTGAAATTTCTATAATTGACTCTAAAGAAGCTAAAGCATTCATGGATGAAAATCATTTGTATGGTAGTATAAGAAGTAAGATAAAGATTGGATTAAAATATAACGATGAACTCATTATGTTATGTACATTTGGAAAACCAAGAACGGCTATATCTGGTAATAGTACTGCTGAGTATGAACTTCTAAGAATGTCAACTAAAATGGGATATTCTATTTCTGGTGGATTTAGCAAAATAATTTCACACTTCAAAAAGAATTATACTGGTGAAATTTTAACATACTCAGATTGTGATTGGACTAATACCAAATCTAATGGTTATACTAAAGCGGGATTTGAATATGTCAAATGGACCACTCCCGGTTATCATTGGGTTGTTAGTGGAATGCGACATAATAGGATGTCTTTTATGAGACATAAGATAGAAGATATAGAGCTAACTGAAACTGTAGACGATTATATGTATACTCGCAATAATTATAAAGTTTGGAATAGTGGGAATTTACTCTTTAAGCTATTATAGGAACCCTCTTTTTTTGTTTCAATATATAATACAACAACAATAACTCAACTATGAGCAGATTACTAAACTTCGAGACCTTTACTATAATTTCAGAATCAAATGAACATTACTCTAATGAGTTAGATTCATTAACTGAAAGACTTATTGATGCAATTACAAGTCCACTTAAGTACCGTAAAGTAAAGGCTGCTGGGAAGAAACTGCAAAAGGCACTCGCTACTAAGGCGATGGTCGATGTTGACTTTATAAAGAAAAGCAAAGGGCTTCCAGTTGAAAAGAAGAATCTTGTTAAAGCTGCCGGCGATGCAAAAAAAGCAGCATACGATGAAACTATAAGTGCATTAAATCAATCAATCGATGATGCTGCAACTACGGATGGCCTAAAAGCAATGGCAGTAGTTACTAAAACTACTGCAAGGTTATCAGCTGCAGAAGTTACATTAAAGGGTGCAAGTAAGGCAGAGGCAAAAGCAATTAATAAACAAGTTAAGAAACTACAAAAAGCTAAACAAGAAGCTACAAAGGATTTAGCAACACAAGAAGCTAATCCTAAAGAGGATAAAGAAGCAGCTGCAAGTATTGATAAAGAGAAAAAAGTAAAAACAGACGCAGAAGACACAGCAAAGAGTGATGCCAATAAAGAGAAAGTCGAAGATACACCAACAGATAAAGAATCTCAGATAGAAGCAAGTATTGCAGCTATCAATAAAAATATTGAATCTGAAAGATCAAGAGTCACTTCTTTGAAGAAAACACTAGAAGCAGTAGAAGCGGATCAAGCTAAGTCAACTGATGCAAGTACTTATGATACGAAGATTGCTAAGATTAAGAAAGACATTGAAGATAGTAATGAAGATATTAAAGAGCTGAACGCCCAAGAGGGTAAGTTAAAGAAGCAGCTGTCAGCTGAATCAACTGATGGCTAAAAAGAAAAACCGAGGTTGGCGCAAATCAGCTGGCAAATTTAACCTCTATGACGTACAGGCTATCAACTTCGGTTGGTTTAATCGTAAACACGGCATTCTATTAGAAAACCTCCCAAGAGAAAAGCAAAAGCTGCTTAAGGAGAATGGATTTATGAAATTCATTAAAGCTGATCCACAAACATACGAAATCATATTCATGGTTGAGGATATGAATAATTGGGGCAAGGTTAGAGAGAAGTCTTATTGGAACCCTTATACAGATGACTTTTCTACATTAAGAGAAATGGAAGCTGACGCTGGTCTAATAGATTGGAAATGCGCAGTATGCAAATCAGACATTAAGTGTAGAGTTGATTCTCCAAATAAAGTAGAAAACTTTGTTTGTATACAGTGCACTAAAGCACACAATTCTAAAAACAACATAATAGATCGTAGGATTGTTGATTCTTCTAGGAATCTAACTAAGCATATGAAAACACTTCTGACTCAAGAACAGAAGGAGTTTATGAAGTATGCAAGTAAATCAAGTAAAACTTAGCCCACGCTGTAGACTAATTTTTGGAAAGGCGAATAAGTTACTCGTTGGGCAAGCATTCCAAACTTCAATTTTTTCCTTCTTTAGATCATCAGCTAATTGTTGAAACCCAGGAATAAATTGCTTTTCATAAATGTCATGTGAAGTAGCCTTAATTGGATAGCCATCATGGTAATGACTTTCACCCTTTACTATTCCCATATCATATCCAAGTAAAACTATTTTCTTGGCACCTAAATGATATGCTAAATTGATAGCAGCATACCCACTATTATTACCATGTGCTAATGTATCAGTCCTAGTTTCTAGTCCATATCTTCGTCCACGTGTTAGTAAATTAATATCTCCAGTATAATTATTACTATGTCTTATAGTGTACTTCAATCCTTTGAATTCGTTCACTTTCTCTGTGTACCAAGAATAGAATCTGCTATCCGTCCAATATAATACATCAGCATTAGGATAGGTAATGAATGATTTATTTATTGCAATGGTCTTTTTCCCAGCTAACTTATTCCATTCTGCAGTTTTAAGTGATGGGCCTCCACCGATTACGAACACTGTTTCACCGTTCCAGATTCGTTTCACTGAAGTAACTGGAATTTGTGGGTTACGTTTAGGAAATGATAAACCTTTCTTAGGTTCTATCGTTGGCACGTGCTTATTTTGAGTAATGGGTACTCTCCTGAATATTTTCGTAGAACGTTCAACTCTGGATTTAACAGAAGTCGTTGGAAGTATCTTGAGCTTATTATGCTTTCTATTAGGTATCATCTATAGTATTTATCTAGGTCATAAAACTACTATAAGAACTTACTATATAACTATTGAATATAACTTTGATAATGAAGAACATAGAAAACTTATTACTAACAGAAAAATACCGCCCACAAAATATAAATGATCTCGTTACTCCAAAAAGAGTAAGAGCTAAACTTGAGCAGGGTGTATATCAGCATCTATTGCTCCATGGAAGTCCAGGAACAGGGAAATGTGTCATTGGCGATAGTCTAATAGAAGTAAAAAACAAAATCACAGGTAAGATTGAAACAATGTCTATTAGGGATTTTCATACTATGCTTTAGGCCAATATCCCGGCTTCCCATAAAACATTAGAAGTTTTGAATATATAAAACAAAACATATGAAATACTTTTACAAAGCAAAGACATTTACTTCAGACATTACACCCAAGTGTAACTTATGTAAGGCCGAACTCCAGATAAAGAGAGGATATAGTAGAAATACTATTATCGACTGTATTAATGATAATTGTGTTACTAATAAACCTGAAGTTAAACGCATAGATAGATTTAATGCGTTTTTACCACCCGCATTAGTTGAAAGCTATATCGCAGCTATGAAGTTAAACTTTAAGTATAACAGACCAAATTCAATTCATTATTGGTTGAAGCGAGGTTATTCTGAAGAAGATGGGTATAAGCAAATGTCCATTGTCCAATCTGGTATTGCAAAACAAGTCAAAAACCATTTTAAAGGGACGAAAGAAAATCTACTAGCACGTGGGTTCTCAGAGGAGGAGATTTATAATATGCGACTTCTGCCAAATAATGTTGATTTTTGGTTGAAGCGAGGTCATTCTATAGATGAAGCCACAGCTGCTGTGAAGAAGCACCAAAGCAAAGCAGGTAAAGCATTTGCAGATAAACGTAAAGCAAATCCAGAAAAATATGATGCCATGAGTACTACGCAGTTTAAATACTGGATGAAATTAGGACACACTGAAACTGAGGCTAAAGCATTAGTAAAAGAAAGACAAGCTACTTTCACTTTAGAGAAATGCATCAAACAACACGGTGAAGTAGAAGGTACTAAAATTTTTGAAGAACGGCAAAGAAAATGGAAAATCGCATTACAAAAGAATTTTGAAAACTATGGAGATGGTCGTTCATCATCAAGTCAGTTTGCTTCTTCCATGATAGAATCTATTTGTAATGAATTGCAAATGGACATTCCTAAAAAAGAAAGGTGGATAAATGGAGGAGATATTAAATGTTCTTATGATTTTACTCATAAAGAAAAGAGAAAGATCATAGAATTTAATGGAGATTATTGGCACTGTAATCCTACCATGTATAATGAAACTGACATTATTAGAGGCGGTAAAACTGCAACTGAAGTATGGGATTACGACAAAAGAAAAGCTAAATTGGCTAACGATAAAGGTTATGAGGTCCTTGTAATATGGGAACGCGAATGGAATGACTCAAAAACAGAAGCATTAGAGAAATGCATGAACTTTTTAAACTAAAATAATATGAAAAAATTTATAGAGAGTAAAAAAATTAATGATTATCAAGTACTATCAGATAGCGGCTGGGAAGATATAGCAACTTCGCATAAGACTATACCATACGAAGTATGGACTATTACTACTGAAGATGGGCTTAAACTAAGCGGTGCAGATAATCACATTTTGTTTGATGAAAATTACAATGAAATTTTCATAAAGAATTTGAACGTTGGTGATTGCATAGTGGTAAGCGAAGGTAGATCTATCATTAAAGATATCTATAAGGACGGTACTTCTGAGGAAATGTATGATTTAGAGCTACCTGCTGGTACAAATCATAGGTATTATACAGACAGCATATTATCACATAATACTTCTGCCGCAAAGGCTCTAGTGAAACACTTCGAACATCCATATATGTACATCAACGCTTCAACTGACACTAGTGTTGATGTAGTAAGAAACAGAATTACTGACTTTTGTGCTAACCGAAGTATTATGGACAAGCCAGGAAAAATGAAAGTAATTATATTAGATGAGATAGACGGAGTATCTGACCAATTTTTCAAAGCACTCCGAGCAACTATGGATATGTTCTCAAAGAATGCAAGATTCGTAGCAACGTGTAATTACATCAATAAGGTTCCTGATCCAATTAAGTCAAGATTTGAAATGATCGACTTCGATTTTGGTAAAGATGAGGAGACTGAGATTATGAAAGGCTATATTGTTAGAATACTTGAAATTTGTAAAGCTGAGGATATAACAATAGAAAAATACGCAGCAGTAGAATTAGTGAAACGAAAATTCCCAGATCTTCGTAACATGCTAAATACACTTCAAGGCTTTAAGTCAGAAGGTAAAGAACTTATAACAGTTGAAGATATTAAGAAGTTCAGTTCACTATTCTCTGATGTGTATGATCTTGTCATTGATGGGACTGACCCAGTAAAAAGCTATGAGTATATGGTATCGAACTATTCCAACCGATGTGATGACATTCTATCATCTTTAGGTGGGGAATTTATTGACTTCATAAAGAAGGAAAGACAATCGTCCATTCCATTAATTCCTCAGATAGTTGTTACAGTATCTAAATACCAATCACAACGCCTACAAGTCATTGACCCTGTTATATCTATGTTGGCGTGTATTTACACCTTGCAAACTATAATAAAGGAAGGATGAAAATGACAAAAATATTTTTAGACTGGGCAATAGCTAAATTTCCAAACGATGCTGAATTAGGTAAAGTTTTCAGAGAATTTTATAGCCTAGCAAAAAAAGGTGGAAATACTGGAGAATCAGGCCGAGAAGCTGAGGAACAAATAATGACAAAATATTTCAATTAACATTGTTTTTTGTTATATTGTTATTGAATAAAGTATATAAATATGAATAAGAACAAATACACATTAATCGTAGATGGGAACTATTTTTTGTTTAGAACATTACACGTTCTCCCAAGTAGTTTTAAAGGTGGTGACATTTTAGGTACAGATGAAGATGTTGAAGCATATATCAGAAAATTAGCAACAGACCTAACATATCAAATCCGTCTTTTTGATGGAGCAATTGATACAGTAATCTGGACACTTGATTCAAAATCTTGGAGAAAGGATTTCTACCCAGAGAAAGAATACAAAGGAACACGTAAACAGAATAAGTTAATCAACTGGGAGAACTTTACAAGTGCAACCGCAACATTCAGTGAATTGCTCCAGAAAGCAGGAGTGACAATATCTAAAGTAGATGGTGCCGAGGGTGATGATTTAATATACGCATGGAATACAGAGGTTCTATCAAATGATAAGTCTGTAGTTATTCTGACTGGAGACCGAGATATGATCCAGCTCGTGGGTCAAAATGAGAATAATGCACATACAGTGTTCTATACTCCAGCGCATAATAAGCTATATGTCCATGAAGGATTTACACAGTGGTTAGAAAAACCTGTAGAAGTTGAAACTGATTTCTTTTCTGCTCTAAGATCGCATGGAGTAGGTGCTGGGCAAATGTGTAAGTCATTACGAAATGTAATCACTACAAAGAATCTTGAAGTTATAGAACAGAACCCAGATGAATTTATGTTTAAGAAAGTTCTAACTGGAGATAAGGGTGATAACGTAGCTCCAGCTTATTCTAAGATTATGACAACAAAGAGTGGCAAGGAACGTACTTACGGCGTGAGTGATAAGATGGCTGCTACTATTTACGAATCGTTTATAACTCTACACGGACCTTTCAATTATATGTACTTGTTTGAGGACGGGTGCCTTAATGACATGGCAGACCTTCTAATACGAGAGCTAAAAATAGTTGATGTAAGTAAAGAACTTCTTTTAACGAATATCAGAAGTAATATCAACTTAATGATTTTATCTTCAAAGACTATTCCTGAAGGAATCTTAGATGAAATGTTCAAATCTATTGAGTTGCAGATTGGTAAAGATACGATAGATCATAAGAAAGTAACTTCTATGCAAAAACTATTAGCTGGAACAAAATGGATCAAAGATAATAATCCTGGAATGTCTTCATCGGTATTCGGAAAAGAAAATGTTGATACTGGGATGTCATTTATCTCAGATCGTAAACAAAAAGGAACATTATTCTAATAACTATATAGATGGCATTAAAATTATTTGATTATCTAAAAGTCGTATTTGGTACCGATGAACAATGGGATAAACTAACTGCTTACGACAAAAGCAAAAACTCATTTATGTTAAACCGAATGTTTAGCTGTAAGTTTCCAGTCCAAGCTAATATGTTCAATGCTCTCAAGACCGATCCTGTTGGGACCGCTGAGTGTTGGAGACTAGTAGGTTCTAAATTTAATAGAGTTCCTGGATTTATTTACACGAAAGTATCAAAGAAATCAGTTAAGAAGAAATGGGATCCTAATCAAGAAGTGGTGAATGAATATCTAAAGCTCAATCAAATTGGTAATCGTGAATTTCAAGAAGCACTTAAATTCAATCCTAAAGAAGTAAAGAAATCAATAGATAATCTAGAAAAACAAATGGGTTATGATTGAAACTGAAGATTTTGAACTAGGCATTCCAACACACATTAAGTTTACATTATATCGTTATGATTATATTGATGGTCTTCTAATATCAACACTCACAAGAGAATGTGAGAATATTTCTATAGAAGATAGTGTTTATACGATTACTAAGAATTCTTTTGAGTACGCAATAAAGAATTCATTAAGACTTAAAAAGATTGCGACGAAAGCAGAGTCATTCCGTCCAGGCGATAAGGCTGCTGTTAATTCATTGTTCTTTCTTTGGCAAATAGTTAAAGGTTTACCTAACATAGAATTCCTATCGTTTAATACTTCTAAAGAAAAGGAGTTTACTCGTGTTGTTAAAGTTGGTACAGCTGAGGTTGTTAACTTCATATATTACATTGAAGAAGGTTATTTGGATATGACACAGATATTACTTAGAGAAGATCTTGATCTATTTAATAAGCAGGCTATCAAGATGGGAATGCTAACTAATCGTTATCTTAATCGCTCACCATATTTCTATGGAACAGCTGCTCGAATCTTTGATGTAGTTGAGGCAACAGCTTTGGCTGGTTCAGAAGACGCACACATGTTGCTTGAAACGCTTGACTCAAAACTTGAATCAGACAATCCAATTCTATTAGTAAAGACTGACTATAGTTCATACTGATTAAATTCGTACATATATTTTACAAAAAACGAGGTGCTATTAGCACCTCGTTTTTATTTGCACTAGAGTCAGATATATACATTGTAATGACCGGAATTTTTAGAAGATGCTGTGACTCCAAACGAGAGTGTATGACATACCTAGTAATGTTACTTTGGATTGGACTGGGAGTCTTAGGCTTCTTTTTCGATACGAACTATACACACTTAGCTGCGTACTTCCTTTCACTTACTGGCTTTATCATGAGTTATATGTTTGGAGAATCATATCGTCAAAGTAAAGATTCTTCAATCTTTACGAGTGGTAAGACAAGTAAACGTGAAGCAATAATGTATCTGACTATAGTAATGTGGACAGCAATTGGAGTTTACGGTGTGATTGAAACGAAAGATCTTATGGCACTTAGTGCATACTTCGCAGCACTTACGCCTTTCGTTGGTGCTTATGTTATAGCAGATAGTGTAAAATCTGAAGGTGGAAGTACTGGAGATTCACAACAACTTAATTCATAATGGTAGAGGGCACAAAGACAGATGAAAACGGAGATGCTATACTAATCTCATTACAAGAACCTTACAATAACGTAGTAGAAGTAATTGGATTTACTGACGAAGTTCTCGGTGAGGATACTTCTTGTTTTTATAACAAAACTTTCAGGTGGGGTACAGACGGTATTTCGTATTCTGACTGGGTAGAGTTATCTGACCTTAATTTGCAAGGCATACAATTAAATCCAACTGAACCGTTTTGGATCGAGTATAAGTATGAACAGTTCGGAAATTGCGATTTAGAATTCGTTTCTATTGCACTTGAGATAGTTACTGATGGCGGAGTAATATGTAAGGTACCACAGATTGACTGTTGTGATAGTGGTGCACAGTCAGGTGCACAGAACTTGGTCATAGATTGCTGTGGTTCAACTTGGAACCCGTACGACGTATCAAGAGCAGTGCAGACTTATAATCAAATGAGTGCTGTCGTTTCAGATATGTTTGGTTTTTGTGTTAAGTATTATAAAACAAAGGCAGATCAAAGAGCGGCAGATGTTATCCTAACAGAGTACACTCTATTCGATGTGATCCAAGCATCTGAAGTAAAGATATTAGTTCCTGATAATGAATTACCTACGAGGGAAATTCAATTTAACCCAATGCAGATGGACTTCCCAGTACAATTTGAGGTTCATATAGTTAAATCAGCATTTGAAAAAATATTCGGCATTGGTTCGCATCCTGAGATGAGAGATTATCTTTATTTTGAACAGTACATGAATAAGATGTACGAGGTAGATGCAATAGCAGAGGCTGACGATTTTTTATATAGTGGTTCATATTGGAGAGTAAGCCTAGTTCCATACCAAAGAAGGACTGCAGTTCAGTTCCCAGATAAAAATATTGAATTAGAAGTTGACGGACTAATCTCAAGTGTAGAAACTGAGCTAGGTGCTGCTAGGGATATTGAATATGAAGATACTCGAAAGCCAAATCAGTACAATACTATTGGTACATTAGCTAATGACTATGTAAGACGTATACTTGATAGAAAGCTTTTAATTAGAGAAGAGAATCTATATAACCGCTGGACTATCATTTCTAAATATCATTACAACCTTTCGTCTATGAATTTGGGTGAAGAAACTATAGAATATAGATATAAGAAAGGATGGGACTTAGATGAAAGTCGAGCATTCACTTCTTGGTTTAGACCTAAGTACCTTACACCAGTTGGAAGTAACATTCTTATTACTGGAATAATTGATGCTGGCGGAAAGGCCGTTATTCAAACTGCTGGGCTTCCAACTGATCCTAGAACACTAATAAGTATTGGTGATTATATTGTAATTTCTAGAACTCAAGACTATAACGGTATACATAAAATTACATCTATAGCTGGAAGTGACATTACATTAGCAACAGATTATATGAGTTCAGTTTTATTAGGAACTCCAAAATTCAACAAAGAAGTAGGTAATACTTCATTAGTATATGATTCTGATTCTGATAGACTATTCAGTATTACACAAACTCTAAATTGGTTCATTGTTCTTATAGATGGTGTTCAGTATAGTTACGATTTATCTGATCAAGGGCTTCAGCTCCTTTCAGACGAATGGTACGCTTTTGTTATTAACATTAATAATAAGTCAAGACAGCTTAGCTTATTTATATATAGCCGTGGTGAAACATCAGGTACAATCAACCCAGAAAGAACAGCGGAATTATCATTGGCATATTCTAAGACAACTGCAAACATTCAAACTATACTTCCCAATGACGAGAAATGGAAGCTTATCGCTTGTCAATCTGATATTACAAACATCAGAATTTGGAATACTCCAATTGAAGTTGAACTTCATGATCTAGTTTTAAGCCAGTATGTTGTAAGAGATACCCACTTGACTGAGCTTATAGATAACGCCTCTCCAGAATTACTCACTACTGTGATAACTAATACTTAGTCACTTTTGAATATAACTTAGTTCCTAACATAATATATAATACAAAGGATTAGCATGAAGGAAGAAGACAAGGAAGAGGTTCGTTCAAGTTTGGATGATTTGCTAGGATACGATTTACCAGCAGAAGTCCCAGGTTTAAGTGAAACACCACAGCTATCCAGAGTAAAGGAAGAACATCAAGTTACTCCAGCAGAAGATAAAGCTAAGAAGAAAGCCAAGAAAATCATGGACAAGCTTCTTAGGTTCTACTTAAGTGAGGAGATCATAGAAGAACAAGAATACATTCAGGCTAAAGCCGAACTTGATAATCAAGCGTTAGGTGCTCTCATCAAGCAAATGGATAACAGTGAACGTGCCATCAATAAGCTGATGGATACGATATTTGAAGGTGATGTTGCTCCAAGGATGTTCGAAGTATTAAGTGATCTTCAAAGAACCATGTTAGACATAATTAAGAGTCAAACTATGTATATGGTCGCAATTGAAGAAAATGCAAAGAAGATGGCTCGTGAAATCGACATCTATCAAAACAATGGCTCAGCGGCTACAGATTCTCAAAAAGCACAGGGTGGTGCTAAGTCACGTGGTACTAAAGATCTCATGAGAGCACTCCAGAATACTATTGCAGCTGAGGATGCCCAAGATGTTGAAAGCAAAGAAGATGATGGAAATGACTAATGATTTTGTTCTTCTTAAGGAGTTACCAAAAGAAGAACAAACTAAAGGTGGTATTATAGTTACTTTAGACAAATGGGGCAGAAGATGTAAAGTAATATCTACACCAAAAGAGTGCCAAGTTAGTATTGGTGATATTGTTCTACGAAATGTTGGTAAAGGAACTAGCATTGAATTAGATGGGGTAGAATTTGAAATTTTACACACGAATTGGCTGATAGCTGTATCAGATTGACAAGAATGTATCTTATAAGACACTATACACAAAACAACAATGGCTAAACCACAAGCAGAACCGGCAGGATTTGAACTAAAGGTTAGTAAGCAACAAGAATCCAATATTTGGACCTCCAAAAAGGTAGAGCAGCTTATGATTGCTATTGATGATGGGTACAAGAGTAAGTCTACACCATTTCACGACGGCAATCCAAACTTGCGCAAAGGCAACATTGTTTTTGAATATACCCAGATGGAGATTTCAGAAATTAAAAAATGTGCAAAAGACATAATTTATTTTGCTAATAACTATTGTACTGTAATGACCGATAACGGTCTTATGACGATAGAACTTCGAGATTACCAAGAGAAGATGCTGAGGCAGTTTGCGGCAGAACGGTTTTCTGTTTGCCTAGCCAGCCGGCAAGTTGGGAAATGTTTTTTACATTCAACTGAAGTTCTAATTTTAAGAGATGGCACCGCCATTAAAACAACACTTGGTAGACTTTATTTTGAGTCATTAAAACTTCACCGAAAGCTTACATTTTTAGAAAGAACAAAATATTCTCTGTGGAAGCTGTATGAATGGGAATTAGATTGGAACAAAGATCCAAAACAAACATTAAAAAAATGTATCAAGTTTTTAAATGATTAAAACTCTCAAACATATCATTCTTCTATTAATAAGTTTCATTGAAGTTATAGAGTATCGTAATATAGATCTTGACCAAGATGACGTCTCAAAGAAAATACTAAACTCTATTGAATTAAACAATATTAATGTTTGGACTGATACTGGATGGGAGCCATTATCACATGTACATATTACTCAGCCATATACAATATGGAAGATAGATACAGATGATGGTTTATCCTTAGAGTGTGCTGATAAGCATAAGGTCTTTGACATAAATTTCAATATTGTTTTTGTAGAAGATTTAAAACTTGGAGATTTAATACAGACTATCAACGGATTAAGTAGAATATCAAACATTGAAACCTCATTGCATAAAGTAAGTATGTTTGATGTTACGGTTGATCATGATAATCATCGCTTTTATTCTAATGGTATATTATCATCGAACACGATTTGTTCCTCGATCTTTATAGCGTGGTACATATTATTTAACTTTGATAAGAATGCACTAATCTTATCGAACAAAGGTGCAACTACCACAGAAATATTAGATAAGGGTAAAACTATACTTGAG